CCCATAAATGCATCAGGAGTAATTACTGAAGCACTATCGTTTAATCCTGTTTCAAGTGCCCATCTATTTGCACTAGAATCATAAGCAAAAGCTTGTCCTTTACCATCTGGATCATCGTCTATTTGATTAATAATAATACCACCATCAATAGCACCATTTGAGCCAGACGCTAATATAATAAACTGATCTGCAACTGCCAAAGAAGATGCACTAACTATTGATCCATTTACTATTAAATTACCTCCAACAGAAGCATTTCTAGAAATTGTAATATCTTGACCGATTGTAACATCATCAGGTAAACTAAGAGTTGCTTTTACATCATTACCAACTTTAGTTATTGCTGTTGTTATTTCATTTGCAGTACCAAGAATTTGTAAATCATCTGCTGTTAAAGATACATCTTGGGTTCCACTATCACCATCTACAGTTAAAGTAGTAGCAAGTCCTGTTAAATCTGATCCATCACCTTGGAATGAACCACTAAATGATCCACTAAATAATCCATCACCACTTGCAGCACGTGAAGCACTTGTAGCTGTATCAGCAATACTTGCAGTTGCTGTTGAACTTAATGTTGAAGCTAGAGCTGCAATTGAAGCACTTGTTGCTGTCCTAGCATCTGAAGCTAAATCTGCAAATGATGCCGTTGCGGCAGGGGATAAAGTTGTTGCTCTTGCAGCTACAGAAGCTGAGGTAGCGGTTACGGTAGGTGCTAAAGCGTTTGCACGTAAAGCAACTGAAGCTGTTTGAGCATTTACAGCTGTTGAAGCTGATGTAGCTGTTACTGTTGGAGCTAAAGCATTTGCTCTTAGAGCAACTGATGCTGTTTGAGCATTTATTGAAACAGAAGATGATGCTATTGTTCCTTCTACTGTTCCTGTAAATGAACCTGTAAATGAACCTGTAACTGAGCTTAACTCTGCATTAGATCCAGATACTATTATTTTTCTCCACGCTGCCATATTAATGTAATTTTAATTTATTATAAATATTTAAATTCCTACAAAGAATTGAGAAGAACTATAATATAACCCACCACTGGTTAGGGTTGGAGTTCCTTCATATTCAGAAAGTTTTAGGATTCCTTCATTGTTAATTGTTATACTTGCACTAGCATTACCTGCTAAAAAAACATTTTCACTTAATGAAGATGAAATTTCTAATTTTGCTGATGCGGATACTGTTCCTATACCTACTCTAGAAGCATTTTTTTGGATTAACATAATTGATTCATTAGTTTCACCATTTATAAATTGTACATCTTCAGTACTACCTACAGTTTGTAATCTTATGGAACCCGTTATATCAAAACTATCTGCTTTAAGAAATATAGAACCAGATGCCGGTACTATTCTTATATTTTTAGCCATCTATTTTAGACTTAAGTGAATCTACTTCGTCTTTTAATTCTTGTATACTTTTTATTAATACAGAAATTAATTTACTATATTTAATTCCTTGCATTGTTCCATCTATATTTAATGATACAAATTCGGGATATATTAAATTTACTTCTTCTGCTATTAGTCCTTTGTCATGATCTCCACTATCTTTCCATTCAAAATCGACAGGTCTTAATTTATAAACATTTCCTAATTCATCGGACATGCCTTCAATATTATTTTTAAACCTTAATGCTGATGTTTCTGTTAATGATGTTACAAATGCGGATCCTGTTACTGATAATGAACCTGTAATTTGTGCAGAACCACTAAATGGAAAAGCACCACCACCTCCACCTAAACTACCAGTAGTATACGATACTACTCCTGAAGATGTATTATAAGAAAGTATACCTGGAAGATTATTATTTTGAACAATACTAGAAGTAGCAATGTTAAGACTTCCTGATAATGTTGTACTACCACTAATAAGTAAACTACCTGTTAATGCTGTACTGCCACTTACTCTTAATGCTAACCCTGTACTTCCTGTTATTAATAATGTTCCTGATATTGCGGCTGAACCTGTAAATGGAAAGCCTTCAGCTAATCCTGTTAATAAAGATCCATCTCCTTGATATGATCCACTAAAGGAACCACTAAATATTCCATCCCCACCATTTGCATGAGAAGCTGTTGTAGCAAAATCTGCAATTGAAGCTGAAGTAGCTCTATTTGCAAATGATGCTGTTGCTGTAGTATGAGATGCTGAAACAACCCCTGTTAACCCTGATCCATTTCCTATAAACGAACCGCTTACTGTTCCACTTACAAATAAACTTCCTGTAAATGCTGTACTGCCACTTACTCTTAATGCTAAATCCCCGCTACCCGTAATATTTAATGATCCTGATATATCTGCAGAACCTGTAAATGGAAAAGGATCAACACCAGATGTACCACTTGTACCAGATGTACCTGAAGTACCGGCTGGTCCTATATCTCCTGATAAATTAATTGTCCAACTTGATGCAGTTCCACTTCCACCTGTCCTAGTTACATTTACTGTAAGGTTAGTTCCAGCATAGTTAGTAACTTTACCAGCCATAAAATTAGCATTGTCTGCAACAGAAACTATAACTGCGGTTTGACCTATAGTCCAAGCTAAATTTGGTGCTACTACAAAGGTTAAAGAACCTTGAGCTATAGTTTGATTTGTAGTTGAAGTTGTAGCATATATTCCTCCATCAGCACCAGAAGTACCTGAAGTACCATTTGTACCTGATGTACCTGATGAACCAGAAGTTCCAGATGTACCTGAAGAACCGGAAGTTCCTGAAGAACCTGATGTACCTGATGTACCTGATAAACCTGAAGTTCCAGATGTACCAGATGTACCAGATGTACCAGAAGTTGAATTTCTTTGAGTAAAATTTACTGCACCACTACCTGTATCATACGAGAGCATGAATGGGGCACTAGGGGAATTAGTTATACTACCACTTCTTATACCAAAACTTCCTGTAATATCAACAGAACCTGATACAATTATGTCATTATTGTCAGTACCATCAAGTGCTTCGATTATCCTTAGAACTTGTTCTGCACGAATTATACTTCCACTCGCTATTCCTGAGGTGCTTATTGTAGCCATTTATTTTCTATAGATTATTCTATAATAAATATTAAACAAGGCTGCTAATAACGCCTTCTATTACGATTTCGGGAGAGATTTTTTTAGTACATTCAAATTGTCTAGGAGTGTTTTTATGGGACGGACACCAATCCCAATCACCAGCATCTAACTTATGATTATTAAAACAAGAATTGCATACATTTTTGTTTATAATCCTAGTTATTTTAGAAGAAAATTCAGTCCATTCCGAACTAAATCCTGAAATCATTACAACTGGTTTTTCTATAGCCCAAGATAACCAAGCTAAACCACTTGACACTCCTATATATAATTCTGAATGGTGTAATATACTTACTATATCTTCTATAGGATGATCACCTGTAAAATCTATAATATTTTGTAATTTTTTTCCTTTTGGAAGTTTTGAATTATGAAAATCATCATTATGCCCTTCATGTGAAATTAAAATTACTTTATAATTTAAAGTATTGTTAATATAATTAATAACATCTTGCCATCCTGTAGGATGTTGCCAATATTTAGCTCCTGCTGAAGCGTGGGGTGAAATACAAATGTATTTTTCCTTACATGGTCTATCTTTTATTTTATATTCTATTTTAGGTATAATTTCTTTATATTCTAAGCCTAAAATATTAGTTGCAGTTTGTTGTAAACTAAATGATTTGGGATCCTCAGGTTGTTTAAATTTATCTAAAATATCCGTTTCATTTTCATAATACCATCCTAGTTCATACATAGCGTATAAATTAGGAACTTCAATACCAGGTTCTTCAAATGTTAATTCGGGATATTTATTTTTGAAAAATTTATTCCAAAAAGTAGAAACTATTAAATGACACTTGTGTTTTTTCTTAAATTCTAAGGCATATGGAAACCAAGCTAAAGTATCACCTAATGATTTTGAACCACAGGCAATATAAATACGTTTATTAGCAGCATCATACTTATGAGAAGCAATAAGATTTCCTTGTAAATCTTTTAATTGAATATCCCAATTAATAAAATATTTGAAATAGGTTTTACCCCAATGGTTATTTTTTAAAGTTACAGAATATTCGTTTTTACCAGTATCTTGATTAATAAAATCAACTTTATATTTTTGTTTAGCATTTCTTAAACAAACATAAGGACCATCTACAAAATTTATTTCTAAATAAGGTAATGATGGCGTTGGATTTATTTGGATTTGTTGTAATCTTTTATATGCTTTTTGTGCTTGATTTTTCCAAGAAAAAGTGTTTCTTATTACTTTTGAATTTTTTAAATGCCATTGTTTCCAATCAGCATAATTTTCATATGAATCTTTTATTTGAGATACTAAATGCTCTAAATCAGGTGTGTAGAAGTTGCCTGGAATGTTGTGTTCATAGGTTAAATCTTTGCCATTTGTAGCTGGTTCTTCACCTATTATATCTACTCCTAATCCTTTACCTTTAGTAAATTCAAGTTGTCCTGAACATTTAGTGTAAATTGAAGGTGTTCCACAAGCTAGGGATTCAATTAAAGGTAAATTCCATCCTTCAGCACGGGCACAAGATATTACTACATTAGCATTTTGTAATAATTTAACATATTGTTTTCTATCTAAAAATTTTAATATTTTTATTCTACTATCTTCTAATCCATAATGTTTTAAACGTTCTTCTGTAGTTTGCATTCCATCTACAGGATATGGATTTTCAACATTTAATAATAATTCAACATTTGGATTATCAGGAAAAGCTTCTAAAAATCCTCTAATACTTTCTTTTATACCCTTTCTATAATCCCATCTACCTACTATAACAAATTGAAATTTTAATTGTTTAGCTGGTCTTGATGGTGGTTTAAAAGTAGTTCCATCTACTCCTTCAGGTACAACAAATATTTTATCTTTAGGATATCCTTGTTCTATAGATATAGACTTTTGCCATTCTGTAGGTACCCAAAGTTCATCTAAGTTTAAAAGTTGTTGAAAAAATTGAGGTGAATAACGTGTTGATTCCCAAACATTGTACCCTATTTTATACCCATCATAATCATCATAAAATAAATGGTGATCATGTTCATTTAAAATTATATTAATATCAGCTGTAAAATTATCATCATAAGAATATATAGGTTGCCATATTCTACTACCATCATCTTCAAATAGTACTTGTTGATGAAGCATTTTCTTCATCTGAGATGTTAGGTATGGTTCTTTATCATGAGGTGTTAAATTATAACCTTGCCATTTTTTTCCTACTGTAAAATTTCTAATTTTAACAGGAGTAAGTTTATCTAAAGCTGTAAAAAAAGATTGTGCATGATTTGCATAACCTGTAGTGCCAATAAAACTTGTAGCAGCGAGTATATTCATAACGGTTAAATATAATAACTTTTATTGGATTATCCTATAATTGTGATGATTTTTTTGGTTCTAATATTTCTAATTTACCTTGGTTAAATCGTTGGGCATGTACTATATAATAACAATTAGGTTTACCACATTCACATCCTATTTCAATTTGTTCTCTTGTAACAGATTTTACAAAATGTTGACAAGCATTTCCTATTGGTGTAAGTTGTACTGTAATATCAGTATCATCTACAGGTAAATCTTTCCAATAATCTGGAAGATGAATAACATCACTAACATTTAATTTTCCTCTATGATATATTCCACGTTCCGGCCCTTCTAACGATGAATGTACTAAATAATAACCAGGCATTGTAGGATGGTTTATTTTAAAGTTTTTGGTTGCTGCACTTAAAGTACCTTGTACAAAAATATCCCCTACAACAGTTAAAAGACTTGAAGTAGTACCAGATGATGTAACAAATGTTAAATCTTGATTAACTCTAACAGCATCGGATCCAGATCTAACTAAAGATAAAAGTCCAGAAGATGTTGATCCTGAAATATCAAAACCTGCCCCACTAGTACCTGATGTACCAGATGTACCTCCACTTTGTCCTGATAAGTTAATTATCCAATTAGTGTATGTTCCAGATCCAGCAAGTTCTGTACAATTAAATGTTAAAACACCTGTTGATGCATTATAAGCAGTAACATTACCTAACATATAAATTGAAGGTAATCCATTTGGAGTTACTATTACAAACATTCCATTAGAATAGGCTAAACCTGCTCCTAATGTTAGTGTTTTTAAACCTGTAGTAACTGTTAAAGCAGTAGTTGATGTTGTTTTGTATGTTGCTCCACTAGTACCAGATGTACCGGCAGTACCAGAGGTACCACTTGTACCAGATGTACCTGATCCACCTCCTCCACCACCACTAGTTGATCCTGATAGTAAAGTAAAATATTGATTTAAGCCAATATTAAAACCTGCAAAATCTGAACCAATAGGTAATCCTTCTAATCCTGGTGTAGCTTTAGAAAATTCGGGAGATAATGAGCCTGTAGTAGTTAAATCTACTATTGCTATATTTGTTTCAGCAGTTTGGATTGTGTCACCTGAATCTGCTTCTATTCCATCTTCTCCCCATTCTATAAAAAATGATAATTTTGCAGTTTGAATATCTCTTTGAACAACTTCACTTACATTATATATGTGTTGTCTTCCAGTTACAGTAGCATTATTACTTTTAGCTTGAGCTAAAACTGCAAAACTAGAAGATGGGCTACCTGTAACAGATCCTGTAATATCTAAAACAGATAATTTATTTTGAGGATCTACAAAACTTGCTGAAGTAACTAAATATGAACCAGAAGGTGTAGAAAAACCTATTGTATCATCTGTAGCACTAGAAACAGCATTTTCAGATAAAGTTATAGAAGTATAATCTGATGCAAAGGCTGTAATATATGCACTAGTTGGTATAGCTCCCGCTACTGAAAATACAGATTGAGAAATTCTAAGTAAAGTAGGATCTCCGGTGTAGGTTATACTAGAAATAGTAGGTGATCCTGCAGCAAAATTACCTTCTAAAATAACAATATTTTGGTTATTAATAGATTGCGCTGTAATCGATCCAAAAAACTGTTGGTTTACATATGCCATATTCTTAGAATGTTACTCTAATCATATTGTTAACTAAAGATGTAAGTCCTGATATATTAAATCTATTAAAATTTGAGGATGTATTTAAAGTTATTACAGCAGATGTATTTTGAACACCATCACTTAATTTAAAGGCTTGAGTTATGGGTGGGTTTTGGTTTACTAAACTACTATTAGCACCTGCTCCATTAGATATAGAGGTTGGTAATATTAATAAAAATGAAGTTGTGTTTTTAGTTCCTGTTACTACATTTATTGAATTTATTTGGCAATTTCCAGAATTAGGTGCAGTAATAGTTACTCCCCCTTCAGAAAATGAACTAGCCGAAAATGCTGGTATATAAGCACCTTGTGTACCTGATGTAGCTCCAGAATTTGGTACAGTACAAGTTAATGTATTTGCATCTGTAGCTGTAACTTGAACATAATTATAATCAGTACTTACATTTCTTATAATAACATGATTACCTGTAGATAAACCATGTGCTGTAGATGTAATTGTTAAAGTTGTAGTTGCTCTACTCCAAGTTAAATTTCCAGTAACAGCTCCAGTAGATAAAATTTCTATTCTACCATCTACTCCTGAATTTCCGTTATCTAAAGCTTCATATCTAATATTAGGAGTAAAAACAGTAACTAATGAAATTCCTGATGAACCACTAGATCCAGATGTTCCGGATGAACCATTTGTACCACTTGTTCCATTTGTACCACTTGTACCTGAAGTACCAGATGTACCTACCGCTCCCGCAATACCACTAGTACCTGATGAACCAGAAGATCCATTTGTACCACTTGTACCTGAAGTACCTACAGCTCCTGCAATTCCACTTGTTCCAGATGAACCACTAGATCCTGATGAACCACTAGATCCAGATGTTCCGGATGTGCCTGCAGCTCCTGCTCCCCCATCAGAACCACTTGTACCAGAAGAACCATTAGTTCCACTTGTTCCATTTGTACCTGAAGTACCAGATGTACCTGATGTACCTGGTAGGGATTCTAATGATATAGTCCAATCACCAAATGTTCCACTTCCTCCTATTACCGTAACACCGACAACAAGAGTAGTTCCAGAATATGATGTTACACTTCCTAACATTTTGTTAGCATTATTAGCATCTGATGAAATAGATACACTTTGTCCTGCTGTAAACCCTAAATTTTCTTGTGTTGTAAATGTTTTTGCACCTACTGCTATGTTAGTAGAAGTAGTTGAAGTACCTAAATATGAAAATCCAGAAGTACCGGATGTACCAGTAGCACCACTTGTACCTGATGTACCACTACTACCTGAACTTCCAGTTAAACCTGAAGTACCAGATGATCCAGTATTACCTGAGGTACCATTTGTACCACTAGTACCATTTGTTCCGCTCGTACCTGAAGTACCATTTGTACCACTTGTACCCGAAGTTGAATTAGTAGTATAAATATCTCCTGAAGAAGTATTGTATGCTAAAATAACTGCTTGATCTGCTACATTTATTATACTAGCAGTAGCAATTCTCATTGTTCCAGAAACATTTAAAGAACCAGAAACAACGAGATCATAAGAACCTGTTCCGTTTAAAGCATCTATTGGTCTTAAAACGTGGATTGGTTCTATTATACTTCCACTCGATATGCCTGATGTACTTATTTGTGTCATTTTGGATTAATTGGTATATTAATAAATATTACGTTTTTATACAACTGTTTCCTTAAATATAGTTTTAGTTACACTATAAGATTTTGGATCAGGACCAGCCATAGCTGCTTTAATACCTGTAGGTATAATATACCCATTTACTAAAACATTCATAGTTGACCTATTAGCTCTATCTGAGCCACTTTCAAGTAATATAGGTGTATTAAATGTATCTATATTAGCTCTAAACATAAACCTTTCAGGATCACCCCAGTATGAACGAGCAGCGAATTCTATGGCTTCTATTATTTCATTTGCTTGGGTTGTATAATCAGTAAATACGGATAATGTATAATTTAAATCGATATAGTCAGGAATTACACCTAATATATAGGATTTTTCAACTTTTTGATCTCTTAATACATTAAAATTATCATAAATATTGTTTCTTGAATATTGAGTTTCAAAATATTCTACATTACTTACTTTATTTCCATCTAATTTATTTCCTAAAGTATTATTTTTACTAAAGTTTTCTCTTTTAATCATAACAAGAGGCACCATAGTTTTACCATTTCTGTCTCTATAAAAACCATCAGCCTGCATAGATTTCCATCTTTCAGGAGAACCATATATAACAGGAACTTCTATTTGTCTATTATTTAAAGTAACTGTTGGTTTAATTGCTTTTTCTAAATAATACACCATTGCATTATCTATATCTTGTAAACCTATAGAAAAAGGTTTATTTTTTATTTCATCAACTGAAGATTGTTTTGCATCTTTAAATGAAACTTGTGTAGCTCTATTAAATTCGGGTTGTCCTGGTTTTAATATAGTAGAAGATACATCATTAGGATTACCTGCTACCTCTACATTTGTATCAGGGTTCACATATGGTTCAGGAAGTTTAGACATAAACTCTCTTCTGGTAAATGGTCTAGGTTTAAATTCCATTATAATCTTTGTTCTTTAATACCCCATTTCTCTGGTCTTGACCAGTAACAATTCACTATTATTGAATGACTTTCTCCAAAGTCATCTACTGTTTCACTATATGGATACGAAGGATCTTTACCAACTACTAGTTGATTTTCTACTAAATTATTAACTTCATAATAATCTTCATTCCATACTATTACATCTCCTATTTCAGGAAATACATTTTGTTGTGTTAGATCGTATCTAAAAAATCGAGCTGATAGTGTTCTATTTCTATCTATTCCAAAGTCATCATCAGTTACAGTTTGTTCGCCTCTATCTAGCAAACATTTAATTAAAACAGGGCCTATCAACGTTTTACTTTGCGCTTCGCCGTAAATATTGGCGGGTGTATCATCAAGTTTTACCTTGTAGTATCCTACCTGTTGTTCGATGATTTTATGTAATAGTTCTGTGTTTAATCCCCGAAATAATCTAACATCTCTTGCTTTTCCGTATAATGCCATATTATGCTATATAAATTGGAATTGGGACTTGTTCTAAAGTTGTTACCATAGCAACAGCTTCTTCTGCTTTTCTTTGTAATTGTGATCTTCTAGAATTTTCGTCTAAATCATTTCTTAATTTTTCAATTAATGCAGCTTTTAAATCAGTAGCAGAAGATAATAAAGCATCTTGATTTAAAGTAACTTCGGCACCAGGAATTGGAACTTGAGAGTATTTACCTCTAATATATCCTAATAATTCTTTAGCTAATGCTAAAGTATATTCAAAAATCCAATATCTACCAGGAGCATTTATAAAATCGTAATTTGGGTTTTCGTATGGTACTGTAGACATATCCGTTACTAGATTACTTCCTGAAAATTGAGGTCTAATAGGTGAATTTCTTTCGTCCACTAAAATATACTGAAAACGTAATTGTCCTCCATCACTAGTTGGTATAGGAAATATTTTTAGTTGGTTATTTACTAACTCAAATGAAAATCCTGATCGCCTAATTGTATCATTCAATTCAATAGCTTGGATTACAGAAACATCATAATAAATAGGCATTAACATAAAATTAATTGCCGGAGAATAGTTTCCAAATCCAAATACATCTAATAATTGTTGGGAACCATATCCTGTACCTGCATAAGGATCAAAATATTTTACAATAGCAGGTGTATTTTCATAAAAAATACGTTTTACTTCAATAGATCCTGTAATTCCTTGACTATCTTTCCAAGCATTTAAATCATAATCTTGTTGATTACAATTCATTGTTATTGATCCTGAATACCAGTCTATATACCCACCTGCACCTGCTTCTGATCCATAATCTTCAGCAATTCTAATTATATTACCTAAATTAGGTTGAATTACACTTCTATTTAATGAAGAACCTGTACTAAACGCTTCTAAAGTTATAAAATTATTTCGTATTTGATATAAATAAAGCTCATTACCATATGTAGTTACTGCTTCTTCAAAACAAGCATATAATGACCCACTACCCATTTCTATATCAACAGTAGGATATCCTAAACGAGTAGCACAAAATTCTGCTACTTTATCAGCATCTGTTTGAAAAGCTGCTTCGTTATCATAGAATCCAAATGGAGTTTGTCCAGGGACAAAATTTGATGTTCCGGTCCATATTATAGGTGATTGTTCTGCCATGTTAATTTATATATAAATATTTATGTTGTTGCAATTATATACTCTATTTCAGCACTACTACCCGTTGGAGGTGATACAGGTTCAACTTTTATTGAAGCTATGTCTCCATAAGAAAATACAGCATCACTACCAGATAAAATACTTCCTGTAATATTAGATGTAGATAACATAAATGAATCACCAGGAGTGACTTTAAAATTTAATTGTTCAGTTGATGAAGATACTTTTAAATTTATTGATGCAGTTGTATCAATATTAGTTATTCTAGCATATTTTAAACTGCTAGTTACGAAAGTTCCTGCTCCATCAACATCTGATAATGAAAATATAGTAGTTTCAGATCCTGAAAATGTGTTTAGAATTCTATTATCAGTATAATTAATCCCAGAAATAATTTTATTAACTTGAGATCCTCTTTGAACACCATTTAATTTTATATTTTCTATTATTTGTACGGTAAAATCGGCCATGAGTTATGTTTGATTATAAATATTTACCTTTTTTGTGTTCCACTACTACCTGCGGTACCTACTATTTGTTTTTTAGTATATGCATCATTGTAATAATTAACTAAATCTTCTACTATATCATCCCTATTATTAGTTTGTAAAGTTATAGATTCCATGTTTTTAATTCTCTTAGCAGCATTATATAAAAACTTAAATCCTGAATCAGATTTGTTTTTTAAGTCTACTTGAAATGTATCACCACATACTACCATTTTAGAATTTTTACCAATACGAGTAACAATCATTTCCATTTGTTCATGAGTTACATTTTGAGCTTCATCTACTATTATTAATGAATTTAAAAAAGTTCTACCTCTCATAAATGATACGGGGACAATTTCTATATCTCCATCTTGAATACATTTTTCTATTTTAACTTTATCATACAACAAATACATATTTTGGTAAATTGGTTGTACCCATGGATCCATTTTTTCTCTCATATCACCAGGTAAAAAACCTATTTCTTCTTTTGAAACAGTTGGTCTAGTTATAATTACTTTATCATATATTCTTCTAAATAAACCATCTAATGCAATGTTACATGCTAATAAAGTTTTTCCAGAACCTGCTTGTCCTGCTAAAAGGGTTATTGTATTCTCTAATATTGTTGCTTTAGAAGTTTTTTGTTCTTCATTTAATTGTAATTTAAATTTAATGGGGTTTTTAACAATTCTTTTGGGGGTATAAACTTTATCTGTATAAGGTTTACTTGGCATAAACTATTTTTTAATTAAACAATCAGTTAAAAGCGTTCAAGTATAAATATAAAAAACCCATCTTGTAGGATGGGTTTCTTTTAAAATTTTAGTAATGTTTTATTACTTATTTATTAATTATGTATTTAAAGTAGTTCTTTCTCTTGGTAATGCTATTAAAGTAGTATCATATTGTAAATCTGCATATTCTCCATCTTCATCATCAACAATATTACCACCGGCGCCAAAGTATTTACTTCCACCATTATCTGCTGTCCATAACGAATTTCCTCTAAATAATAAAGTATCTTGACCACCTCCATTTAAAGATCCTGTAAGGAATGCTGCTGAAGTTAATGTTATTCTTGATCCGGAATTTTGATTACCAAAGAAATTATCTGGTAAATCAATTGTATCACCTACAGTAAGAGATCGATTTCTATATAAATCATCTCCATTTGTACTTGTCATGGAAGCAGTTACAGTTGTTAAAACTCGAGAGCTGTTTACTGTACCTGAAACTATAACTAAACCAGATGCAGATATATATAATCTGTTTGATGCAGAAACAAATAATGAAGATGAGAAACTTCCACTAAAAGAACCTGAGTTCAGGTTAGCAGCTACTGTCATAGGAAAGGCATCAAAAGTACCATTTGTATCACCTACAGTAGTTGCAGCAATAAATGGAGACAAACATTTAAAAGTTTGTGCATTGTTTCCTGTACCTGTTAAATTAACTTTAGCTAAAGTAGAGGGATCTTGATAAAAAGGATTACCTGTGAAATCATCCTCATTACTAGGCTGAATTACTCCCAATGAAAATTGTGAAGCAATTGTTTCTCCTTGTAATACATAATAAACACCTCCATCAGTAAGACCTGTTAAAACTGTTCCTCCTTCAGCTGAATATTGAACTTTATTACCTCTTTTAAAATTGTTTATAGCACCTGTAAATTCAATACTATTATTTGCAGTGTCAACCTGTGAAGTTGCTACTACAATACTTGAAGCAGAAGCTGCTGATTGTGAATATGCAAATGTTAATGTTTCTGAAGGTGTATTAAATGCTCCTTGGTAACTAAATATTATTTCGGTACTACCTCCACCATTTGTATTATTATTTGGAACTACAACTGGTATACCTCCTGAAACTCTAACTGGTCTATTATATGTTAAGACTATTGAAGCTTCATCAGATGCGCCCGTAAATCCTTCTGTATATCTGTAAAATCCTGTAGCCGCTGATACAGCACCTATATATTGTACTACACCTGTAATTTGAGCAGTATTTCTACTAGCACCAGCACCTGAACCACCACCTTGAGCATTAATTAAAGCTTCATTATGCACATTAATAGAATGAATACTTTCTTCTATCATTCTATCTTGGGATAATTGTAATTTTTTATATTTCTGAATCATTTCTGCTTCAGATAAATTTTTATTTTCGTTTAGCCTTTTAAAAGATTGCCAATCTGGTAAATTTGGTGCAAAGAGGTTTGAATGCATGTTTTATGAATTTGATTTTTACATCGATAAATATATATAAAAACAAAAAACCCGCCTTTACAGACGGGTTCTTATTTAAAAAAAGTATTATTGTTTAACTTTATGTAATTATATTACATTTAAGTCAGCAACAAGTACTTTACCATAAAATTCAGGACGTACCATTTTCTTAGCATAACGCGTCATGATACCTTTTCTTGGAGTGAAGGTATTAGGATCGTACACTAGAGGTGTCATGATTAATGGGATATATGGAGCATAAACAGCACCACTTTCTAGGAATTGATTTCCTCTAAAGCCCATTAAGATTGTGTTCTCAGTCATGTATGGGTTTTTGTACACTTTATATCGGCTATTTAATGCACCAATCTTCTGTACACCAAAGGCATAAGTTGATTTAGCAGCATCGCCATCCGTATCAGCAGCAAATCCTGGAATTGATTCCAATACTGTAGCTACTGTTGGAGAAATTACCATAAAGTTAGCTCCACCTCTTAGTGTTCTTTGGTGGATTTCGTTACTAATTTTCTGTAATTTAATACCAAGTGTTTGGAACCAGCTCATTTGAGTATAATAAACACCAGCGGTGTTAGAATCAAATGCTGTTCCAGCATTATTAAGTTGGTTACCAACTTGAGCCGACCACACTGCAGTGATAGGAGCATTTTCAATTAACATTGAAAGAATTTCAAGATCAATTTCCAATGAGATGTATTCTGAAAGGATTGAAGTCAATTCAGCTTCAGCATCTAAACTATGGAAAGCATTTAAATCTTGAGAAAATTCTGGTGTCCATTGAGCTTTTAATTTTCTAGTTTTCGCAGAAATAGTTTCTGATCTTAACTGAACATTAATCTCTGGGATTACAATGTTATCACAATTAGTACAGTTACTTCCAGATACACCATTTGTATTGTTGTGCATATTAGCGTTAGGAACGGCGTCCGTACTACCAGCTTCGAAATCACCTCTTGAATTAAACGATGTTTTCTTGTTATAGAATACACTACCTGTACCGTTTGCTAAATGAGCAGCTGAACCACTAAATACAAATTTAATAGCACCACCTGATTCAGTAACAGCTGTAAAGGCTGGTAATTGAGCAGCTAATGGTGATTTTTCACCATCAATTGTTCCAGATGTAAAGATAAATGCTTGAGCTGCATCTAGATCTACTAAACTGTCATTTAGGAATAAAGATCCTGTATCAACAGTAATAGTTTTAATTGCGGCAATAGCATTACCTACAACAGCAGCAGCAGAAGCAGAATATCTTGAATCAAAGTTTACGTCTACCCAAGTTCCAGAAACTACTGTAAACCCGTTAGATGAAGAGAATTGGTTCATTGAGTAACCATATCTTCCAGAGCCATATAGACCACCTGAAGCAGCATTACCAAAGTTTTCTGTTAGATTACCATAAAGTGAATCTCCAGTGTTAAATGGTTTTTTGTTATTTCCATACTGGAAATCTAGATAAAATACTAGACCAGCAGGTAAAGACATTGGCTGTACAGAAACAAATTCTTTAGCAGCGATTTGTCCGAATACTTTACGTACAAGAGGCAATGCTACAGCAGCGTATTGTCCACCAGTTCCGTCAGTCCATGTACCTCCGGTTCCAGTCGTTGAAGCTTCAACAACGAGTTGTTTAGCTTGGTTTTCAAGCATGATTGCCATGTTAGATTTATCAGTATCATTACTGATTCCTTCTAGCAATCCTGACTTGCCCCACTTCCCTGCAAGTTTAGCAGCATCTTTTTGTACTGACTTGTATGGGTTAGCGGTTTCTAATAGTTGATTTACTACGTTTGACATTTTTTAAATTTTAAATGTGTTAATAATTGTTTTTAAATTAGTTGATAATACCAGCTAATTTTTGCATTCTAGCAACAAAATCATCTCCTTCAACAATTGGTTGTTTTTGTGGTGCTACACCTGCTGCTTTAGAAGCAAATCCTCTATTTTCTTGGATTGGTTTCTTAGCATCATTTGTAATACTATCTTTAATTGTTTCAAAGATGTTTTTTACTTCTTTAACTGTTTCAGCACGGTCAAAAGCATTAATTACTTTTACTTTTTGTGCCTCAGTTAATGTTTTGTTACGGAATAATTTGTTTACATAAAGAAGTTTAGCGTTTAAAAGATTAACTTCATTTAGTTCTGATTTGAGAGTTTTGATTACTTCAATCGCTTCATTTAATTCAGCTTTTGTTTCACCCATAGTTTCCATTTCAGCTTGAGAAGGCATTTTTTCTTCGTCCATGTCAGCTTTTTTAGCTTCGTCCATGTCCGCGTCTTTCTTTTCATCAATTTCAATTTCTTCTTCATCAGAAGTCATTTCAATTTCTTCGCTTTCTTCACCACCACCCATTACGTCAGTAATAACGTCACGGATAATGTCTCTTAATTCATCTACTGTAATTTCTCCAACTTCGTCTTCGTCGTCAGCTTTACCAGCTTCTTTGCCTTTTTCGTATTCATATTTGTCTACGTCGGCTCTTTCGTCTTCAGATTCGTCTTCTTCTGTTACTGTAGGTTCTGCTGTTTCACTAGTAGTTTCTGCAGCTTCTAATTCAGCAAGTAGTTCATCTAGATCGATTTCTTCAATTGCTCCTTCTTCAACTTCAGCGGTTTCTTCGAATTTGTCTTTTTCGATTTTACGCGTCACGCCTCCGATAGAAGAATCTCTCTTTCCATCTAAATAACCTTCTTCTTCTGCATCAGTACGAGCATCCTCGTTTTTAGCGTCGTCATCATCCATGCCTTCTTTCTTAATAGATTTTAGTGCATCTTTGATGTCTGCCTTAGCGTCTTCGATACCATCTTCGTATCCTTCTTCTTCGGCATCTGTACGAGCATCTTCGTTAGTTACTGATTCATCAGTATTCTCTTTTGCTTCGTCCATGTCCTTGGCTTTTGCCTCGTCCATGTCGTCTTTTGCTTCATCCAAATCATCAGCTTCTTCTGATAGTTTTTTTTCTAACATAGATTGAATCTGTGGAGTAAAGGCTTCTTCTAATGCTAGCTTAGCGTTTGCAAGAGCCGTTTCACGGATCTCCTTAGCTTCAGCGACAGCATCGTTGAAAAACTTTGTGTTTGACATTTTTAATAAAATTTTGGTGTGATTACTTATTAGAGAAGTAATATAAGGTTTTATATATTGAGTGAGGTATTATTGGGAATACCTATCTTATCTGTAGATAAATATATAAAGAATTAAAAAAAATGAGGAGTACTTAATTAATGCAGCAAATACCTGATTGTGTGCAAATTATATCGGAAATTATTGAATTTAATTTACTGTATTTAGTATTATTTTTTGGAGTATACCCTTCATTCAACCCAATTGGTTTAAGAAAAGCTCCATGTGTAGAAGGTGTTGATACAAAATCCCAACATAATAATTCAAAGTCATCTTGAACTTCTACTCTACCTTCACCTAGTGGTTCAACTGAACCCATACCACGTGACGAAATACCAACGGTAATACTGTTATTAAATAATTCTCTTAATATATTACCCGACGGTGTAGTTAAAACTTCAATTTTACCCATTAAATCGTTTCCATCCCACCATAATGACTTAATGTTATGAGATGCATTTTTTAAATTTATAACAGCTGATTCTGGGTGGTCTAATTCACCTAATGCTCTGTTTTCAGCAATAGGTCCATCAATATATTTATCAACTTCCTTTTTTAAAACGTCATAAGGATATGTTCTACCATTATGATTAAATTCTTCAGCACGTTGAACAACGCCCTCAACAATCATATTCTTACTACCTCCAACACCCTCAACAATTTGGGATTTTTTAGGTGTAAATATGGAATATTCTAATAATAATGATTTTTTCATTATTTGTCTGCTATTTTAATATAGGCTTTAGGATCTTTCTTTTGTAGTTCAAGAGCAGTTTCTGCATCAGGAGCTTCTATAGTTTCATTATTAAATCCTTTAATAGAATCTAATTGAAATTCTCCATCACTTAAATCCATAAGACTTTTTTTTAGTTGCTCTTTAGATAAATTACCTTCTCTCCATTGAGCTATTTCATCTGCAATTGCAGATTTTGTTGTTTTATCCATAGCTTCATTTACATCTTCTTTTTCTAATCTGCGCGCTTCTACTCTATCTTTTAATTCGTTAATATCAACCTCATATCTTTTAGCATATTTTTCATAAATAGCATCACGATTTTTACCTAATTCAGCTATATCATCTGGTGTAGCTTCATTTGTATCGTATTTTTTAGCATACATTGTATAGGTTTGTTCATCTAAAAAAGAGGTTTTACCTTCTTTCATGATTTTACCATTAGTTTTCTTTAATGCTTCAATTGATTTTTTATTTACTTCAATATCATACATACTATCGCCTTCCATTTGATAACCTACCATTTTTTGGTAGTATTGAGCGTCTTTAGTAAGATTTTTTAAGACTTTTTTAGATGCTTTTTTAATAGTATTAGTATCTAAATCCTCTTCCATCCAATCGCCAACGGCATTGTTAGCCATGTTCATTTCAATTTCTAATCCTCTTGAATATTCATAAGGATTAACCATATCAATGGTTTTGGCTATGATTTGCACGCCGTCTTTGTAAGATTCATCTATTTTTTTATCAGTATCTGCTGTATAATTAGATGTGTCTTGAAGTTTTTTATAAAGATCTTTTAATTCCATGTATATAAATATTTACTTTCCTTGACCTCTGTAAGCCTTAGAATAATTTTTACTGCCTTTTAATTTTGATAACTTACTTTTAGCGTGAATACCAGGTCTTTTTGTTCTTGCTTTAGACTTATATGTGCCTAAATTTAATGATTTTGCCATTACTCGGTTAAGCCTTTAATACGGTTATTTAATTCTGTTAATTTATTTGATATATCACCAAGAGCATTTTTAGTACGTTTCAGGTATGACATACCTTCATTACTTTGTTTTAACTCATTTTTCATTCTCTCAGTATGGCTTACTACTTTTAATACTTCATTTAATCTTTGTCTAATTTCTCTAACGGCTCTATGTATTTGTTCTGTAGGTGTACGTAATTTAGCTGATTTTTTAAATGATGAATACCGAGCTTCTGATATATTGTTTCTTTCATCTAATACGGCAGGATATTGGCCTCTAAAAGCAGATACTATTTCATCTTGTACATTTTCGTCTCTAAGACTTATAATCATTTGTGCAAAATTAACCTCACCAAATTCTTTAACAACATCAGCTAAAATTTCTTTAGAAACCCCTAATCTTTCGTTTAATGATTTTACTACACTATAAACTACAAAAGGTTCATTACCATATCCTTTTTCAATATTTACTTTAATTTTTCCATTAGATAGTTTTTCAACTTCTTTTTTGGTTACTTGTGGATCTTTATTTGCGTAATAAAAGTTACTTTTAATCTTACCAGACGAACCTTGTGGTTGGTTAAAGTTTTTAACTAATTCTCCACTGTCATATCCAACACCACCTATATTTACTACGTTTCCTGAAGAACTATAGTAAACATTCATTTTTGGGTTTGCATCTAAAATAACTTGAGTAAGGTATTTGTAATCAGCTTGTTCGTTTATGTTTTCGTTTGTTGGTTTAAATCTTTTATAAGCTTCGGGTTTGGTTTTTCTAATATGAGTTCTATATTTATTAAATACATCTCTTATTTCATCATTTATATCATCAATAACAGCGTCATCAGTTTTTCTAGCTAATGTATTTAAAAAATTTCTTAATTCTTCAAATTCTTTGAATACTGTATCATATGCTGGGATATAATCTATATCCCATGAAATTTGACCGGTTTGGTCATCAATATTTGTAATAGTATATTTTATTCCACCTTCAATATCAGTATCTCCGACCTTAGAATTACCTTTAGCAAATTTAGCTAATTCTGAAACAGAAGCAGCATCTTGTGTATCCATATCATATCCCGTATTATCACCAGCATTAGCTTGACTATCTGTAAAATCTGTTACAGGATTCCACTTTTTATATTTTTGATCAGCATTCTTATTAATACCAGCAAGATATTGATCAATTGATTTTTCAAACAATTTAACGTAATCTATTGCTTTTGATTTTCTATTTGGGATAGAAGGACTAAGTGTAGTAAAAGGTTCAGAAACATCAACTTGTTTTGAAACAGGTGAAGTTTTAACTACATTAGGTTGGCCTTGTTTTAACTTAGAAAAATTAGTTTTCTTTTCAGTTTTTTTATTTTTAGATTTAAATGCCTTTGGAGTAGCATATTGCATTCCAGTACCAGCTACAAAATTAGCACCCGTCCCAGTAGTGCTCATTTCTTTTTTTAATCCTTTTAAACTTAATTTTTTCATACCATCTCAATTTCAGATGAAAGTTCAAGATATTGCAATAAAGCAACTAAATGATCATCTTTTAAATTTTTAGTTCTTAATATTGGTTTGATTAGATTAATAACTTCTTGTATTTTAATTTTAAGAGCTGGGCTTTCTATTTTGGAGATATTTTCGTTTAATACTTTTGAAATAATATTAAATTTTTTATTTAAAAATTCTTTTAATTTGGGGGCATCAGTAGCACTATTAATATATTCTTTTAATACTTCTTTTTGATCTTTAGTTAACCCATCAAATTTAGTATTATATTTTTCTAACATAATTTTATATGCTAAAGAACGTGTACCTTTATCTAATTGAGTTAACTCTTCAACTAATGGTGATAGAGAAATTTTAGAATTAGGGTTTGAAGTAATATATTCTAATATTGTAATTTTGGATGTAATAATAGATTCAGGATTTCTGAATTTTTTATTATTATAAGATTCAAATAACACATATGTAGAAGCTAAAAGTTTATAATTTTGAATCTTAGCCCCAAAAAAATCATTAATATCAAAATTATTCTTAATTTCTTTTATTAAATTGTATTTTTCTTTAGATAGTTTATCTTTATCCAATCTTCTAGATAAATCAAGTACTGTAGATAGTATTGATTCAGCTTTACCTTCTGATAAAGATGTTGAACGGTTAAGGGTTTGGTATAGTTTATTTTCGTTAGCTAATTCACTTTTAGTAAAATATTTTTTTACTAAACTTGCTGCTTTTGAATTACTATTAGACATTGTATCTGATGTGATCTTTCTTACTAAAAGTTCAAAAAGAACACCAGTGTTTTTATACTTGTTGTGTTTTATTTTCATAAGTAGTGCGCTACTGTCTATAAATATTGTAATTATTTTACTTCTTCACGTATTTGGTCTTCATCTAGTAAATTTTCCTTTTCAAATAAATTTACTTGTGTTTTAGGGAACATTTTCTTTAAAGTCAATTCATTTTGTGCAAATATAGCTTTTGCAGCAAGGTTTTCTTCTCTAACAAATTTCTTTTTAGATTCACGTAATCCCGGTCTATCTTCTGCTTGAGTTGAAGATGTCATTGTATCAGAACCTGTAACATCTTTTCCAAGATTACTATCTTGGTGCCCATAATCGGATGGACTTTCAGATGGTCTTCCTTGATCTAATGCAGTTTCAGGATAATTTTTATCATCAGTAGCATATCCTGATGGAACACCTTTACTACCTGGATATCTACCAGAACCATATAATGATGCTAATGAATGAGGTGTACCATAAGCTTCACCTGATTCAGCGGGATCATTTCCTTCGGTTTCAATTTGGTTTTCTCTAAATTTACGTTTTTGGTCTTCAATAATTAAATCTCTGTATTCTTGATATTGATCTTCACTAAAGTGGAAAATATTATCATAAATCCAATCAGTAGGCATTAGTTTTTGATCTAACATAGAAGCTGCTAGTTCTACTTTTTCTTTCATAAGTGCAATTCTTTCCTGATCATATATGATAGAAGGAGTAGTTAATGAAAGTTCAAAGTTAGTTAATGACGCACCATCATAACCTTGAGCGTATAAATGCACTAATGCAATTTTAGTTAATTCGGATACTAGTATTTTTTGTATACGTTCAACTGTACGAGCAAACCGTATATCTTCAGCAGCTAACGTTGCCTTACCATTTAAATCGGCTTCATATCCTAAATAAGCTTTTGGTACTTTTAAAGCAGCAAATAGTTTATCTCTTAAATATGTTACATCCTCAATCGCAGCATAATCTAAACCTTTTGTAGTTTCAATTCTTGTAGTTGCATCACCACCTCTAACAGGGATATAAAAATCCTCTAGGATGTTTTGCATGTTGAATTTTAAATTATACTCACCAGTTTGTGGATCAACATATGGTGTTTTTTTCATTTTATTAATCATTCTTTGCATGTACCCTTCTACTTCAGCAGGAGGTATATTACCTACATTTACAAAGAATGTTCTTTTTTCAGGTGCTCTAACAATTCTATGGATTAACATTGCGTCTTCCATCAATGTCATTTGTTTCCATATTTTACGAGCAGGTTCTAAATAAGATCTACCATAAGGTAAATAATTAAAATCTGATAGTAATCTAAAGTGAGCCATTTCATAATTATCAAATACAATTTCATCACCTGTATTAACACCCATACCCGGAGATACCATTTGAAATCCTAATGGATTTTCTGATACAGAATAACTTGGATCATACTTAAATTTAACGTCTGATGGGTTAGCAGGATCAGTTCCTTCTACTCTAATTATAGTATATGAAGAAAAAGGAACAACATTATATACTCCAAACTTTTCTGAAATTTCTAATTTTAGATAAAAATCTCCATATTTTAACATATTTCTAGTCCATGACCATAAATTAAACTCAATGTTTAATACATCATAAAATAAATTATATAATATTTTTTGTATTGTTTCGTCTGCAGATCTAATTTGTAACACTTCATTAAAATCATTCCTAAGAGTAGATTCATCAGAAACAATATCTAACGTTGAAGCAACAATAGAATCCGTATCCATAGCTTCATAATCAGTATACAACTGAATCCTAGTAGATGGGAAGTTGACCTGCTGCATCATATTATAGTTCAAGCCACCTGTAGTACTATACAATTTATTAAATCTATCGTATAGAGAGTTTGTTTGTAGTTGTCCTAAAGATTGAATTTGTTCAGAATCAATTACTTTTAATTGATTTCCTCCAACGTTTCTTATTACAACGTCTGTAGAAAATAATCTTCGTAATCTACTAAATAATGATGTGTTTGCCATTTTATGTATATATAATAAATATTAATTACCCCAATAACCAAGTAATATCCTCATTTTCACCATGGGGGTTTTCCATTTCGTAAGGATTTTTAAATGCACTGTTGTTTCCTGAATAGATGTTGGGTGCTTGATGATGTGAGGAATTAATTCCTCCTAATGTAGCACGAGCCATATCTACACCTTGTTGTTGAAAGTGTAATGCTGTATCTCTTAAAAACACACCTATACCAAATGCCATAGTTAAATCATCGTTATACCCACTTAAGGCTTGTGCCTTTCCATTCTTCCATACAAATGTTCTTAATTCTTCTAATAGTCGTTTAGAACGTATTGTAATTGATTTCTCATGAAGATACGAAACCATTTTGGATATAACAAGTGGTCTCGTCCTCATTGATGTAGTAAATCCAGGCACCATACCTTGACCATTTTCATATCTTGTTAAGTATTGATCAGCATTGGACATTGTTACATCCATTTTAGGAGAATAATATAAATTACGATACCCTCTATCTATTAATACTTGTATTACTGCCCAACCTATATTAGCATTTTCAACTACTAACATAGCGTCATTATATTCTGTTGCTACTGCAAATAAAACATTACCGTAATCTTTAGTTGGTATTTGAGCTTTAAACTCAGCAACTTGGGTTGCAGTTTCTATATCTATTACATGAAAAGCTGAAAAGTCATTACCATCTCCACGAGCAACATCCGCTACTACCATATAGGATCTAGAGTAATCTGGTATTTCCCATATCCATAAATTACCACCTATTCCTCTACGTTCAACCGGTTCTTGAAGAAATGTACTTTCATAAAAGTTTAATATATCCGGTTCTATAACTGTATCTCCTGAGGTACTAAAGTCACAGTCACATTCCTGTGCTGCCATTCTATTACCTAATATTATATCTTGTTCATCTCTCCATTCTTTACTACGTTCTGGATGTACAGTCCATGGTAGTCTAATAGGAATAAATGTATTTTCTCTTGCTTCTGCTTTAGCCCATGTTGAATGAAACCAATTACCTGTACCATAAGGTGTTGATAATGCAATACATCTCCCACCAGTTGCTAATGTTTGTTGAGCAGAGGCAAATATTTCGTCAATACCATCAATAAAAGCAGCCTCATCTATTAATAATAAAGAAACGGCTTCTGAACGTCCAGCATCTGATGAGGCTGAAGTTGCTTTAATTTGTGAACCATTAGCTAATCGTAATGATAATTTATTATGTTCAACTGTTTTTATTTGCAACCATTTTGGTAAATTATCATACGCAAATCGTACTTTAGTTACCATGTTTTTAGCTGTTTCTTGCTTTGTAGCAATACATAAAACATTCTTATCTTTTTGAAATAACATCGTCCATAAGGAAAATGCTGAACATAAAGTTGATATACCTAATTGACGTGATTTGTTTATAATAAGATAATCTTCACCTTGCATGTGGCGAAGTACTTTTTCTTGAAAAGGATATAAATTAAATTTGATTCGTCCTTGTTTAGGATTTTGAATCATATAATACTTTTTCATAAAATACACAGGATCTTTAGCGCATTTTATAAATTCGGATTTTATTATATCTTTTAAATCTTCAGCCATATTATTTTAGTATAAAAATAACACCTGCTGCAATTAAAATGCCTGTGCCTCCAAACAATTTAGTTTTTAATTTTTGTTTTTTTAAATCAGTTTGAAGATTTCTAGATAATTCTTGAGAAATAGCTAATTGATCTTGTTTAGTATACAAAATATTTTCGAAGTTTAAAGATTTAGTATTTAAACTAAAAATAATACTGTCTTTTAAAAATAATTTTTGTTCTAAAAGGTTAATTTTAGTATTAACTAACGATAATTCTGTTCTATAACTATCTCCTATTAAAAGATCTTTAATAATGAGTTTTGCTATTGGTTTTTCTAATTGAATCGAGATACTGTCCATAGCGATTTGTGAAAAACAGCTCCAGCTCGTCATCATTAAAAAAATCAACATCTTTAACTTTTTCATCTATTTGATTTTTTAATTTTATTATTTTTCCATCCTGTAAAGATAATTCATCATCTAAATTAGATATTTGAGAATTTAAGTCCCCAATTTTTACATTTAATGTTGAATTGACCCCATGTAAAGAGTCAATTTTAATTTCTAAATCAGTAATTTTAAGATTATAATCTGTAACATATTCTTCATCTCCCCCAAATAAAAGGTATCCTAATGAACAAGCTAGGAGGATAATAATTAATATGTAATATATTCTTTCTTTAAATCTTAACACCTTTTAATTTTTCGTATTCTTTTTTAGCTGCCTGAAATTCAGGGGTTAATTTTTTTAATCTTTGTTTAGCTAACTCTTTATTTTTAGGGCTCTCAAAGCTTTTATACATATCTAGCTCTGTTTTCATTAAATCTTTAAGACGTTTATAATCTTTAACAATTTTATCAGATTTATTTAATTTTTTATTTAAAGATTTATTACCAGCGGGTGCTTTTTCGGCAGCCTCATCAGAATCAATATCCTCTGTAAGTAATGCCTTAGATGTCCATTGTTTTATACTAAAATTGTCTTCCATATTATGTATTTGATTATAAATATTTAAATTTTTGTAACATCTAATATTTGTGATATACGTTCCCCTGTTGTACCTTTTAATATATTTACATTTTTACACCTATGACCATAAGTGTTTAATATTCTTAATACAGACTTATCAATTAAATCTCTATATTCTAAATTAGTTTCTCTAACCCCATTATCCTCCATTTTAGTTCCTAAAGGATCAATATAAAATATATAATCATACTCGCCTACAAATACTCTAGCATAATCTTCAAAATATTCTTTATCTTTAAAATCAATTGTAGATGAACAACTTGTAAATGCCATAACATCTATTACAGTTCTATCAGTTATTATCCATGATTTCATTAATTCAGTAACTCTTTCTGCTAAAAATACAGTTTGACCTTTTAATGTAGAATCAGTATTCAATGGAATACCTAAACCTTTTAAATACTCACTACGTTCCGTAGCAAATTCAAAACGACTAAAACGATCTAATTTTTTTAATTCATTTACTAATGTAGTTTTACCTACACTCATTGTACCACATAAACCTATTTTCATAACTTATTTATTTTAATAACCAACTACTTGATTGGATTTTACCACCCAATCCTTCTATTAAAGATATACCAAGTTCTTGACATATCCTAGCTTCTGGTATGGAATCGTTATTTTGATCACCACCATTTGCAAATGATATTTGATATTTAGGATCATTAGCTATTGATTTAACATAAAGTGCTCTTAATGTTTCACTTACTGTTCTATCCTCATCAATAGCTATCATGGAAAAATTCACCATTTTAAGACTGCTTACTATAAGTAAACGTTCATCTTCTCCCATAAATTCTTTACTACCTTTTAATCCACGTTGCAAATCACTATTAACAATAACCCATAACTCATCACCCTGTAATTTTGCTTTATTAAAAAGCTCAAGATGACCTTTATGTATCGGGTTAAAATATCCTGATACTATTATGGCTGTTTTCATTAAAATCTAGATTGTACTTGGGGATTTTTTTCTGGTGGCACACCACTTCTATCTTTTCTAAATTCCATCCAATCTTCACGAGTTTGTTGAATTCCATATAAGTAATATTCTGCTTTTTTCTTCATTGAAGATGGGTATTTTAGAGCAGGACCATTCCAGTTATGTAATTTATTATCGAAAAATGAAATTGTAATTCCGTCAGGAGTAGTAATTGATCTTGTTGACCATTCTTTTTTTACTTTAGACATATAATATAACATTTAAATTAGACATAAATATACGAAATTTGTATGTGGGATCAAAATTTATTATGAGAGATTTTTATTTAATTTATCATATCTAGATGAAATTTCTCTTCTTAAATCTAAAAACATTTCTATTTCTTGTTGTTGTTTTTTATCAAAAAACGATAAATCATTATAGTGAAAAAGGAAATATCCATCAACAGCAATTATCATTTCATCTAACTCATCATTTGATAAGGTCTTCGGCAACGTAGATTCCTTGTGCCCCGCTAACTGTAATTCCTCTAGCGCTAAGGGCATCTCCGACAAAGTGGACATTTTCATATTTTGTTAAGCTTAAATTATTATAATTTACTAATGGTTCTGGTGATAAATATTTAACTTCCGGTATATAAATTCCCCAATCATTATTTAATGTTGGGAATACTATTTTCATATCCGATATAAAATCATCTATATATTTAAAATATCCCTTAAAATGATTTCTTACAATACTAAATTCTTTTTTATTAATTTGTACAGCAGATACATCTATACCTTCAGATGTAGTAGAAGGTTTACGAGTTGGGCTATAATATAAACCAGTACCTTCTTTATTTACTGATTGTACAACATTTCTTGACCAATCAAATGGTTTTTCAATACCCTTAATTTCCATTAATATACCAAAATTAGTCATATCATTACGGAATGCTTCATCTTTTTTAGCATGGCCATTGTAACTATGATCTCCATATGTTTGTTCTACGGCCACATAAGCTGCATTATTGTTAGTACAGAATGAACGAAGCGATACGCCCTCATCCTCAAATTTGCGATAAAGTTTAAAATCGTAAGATACATCTATTAATTTTTGGAAATGTTTTTGTGGTGCTTCAAATCGTACACCGATTTGTACTGATTTAGCTTCAGTTGGTAATTCATATTTTTCAGCTAATTGTTTACCAAAGTCGATACCTGATTTACCTACACCAAAAATTAATTTATCATATGGTAAAATCATTTGAGATTTTTCATCTTCTGATTTCACTGTATTTGATTCAAAATCTACATCAGATACTTTAGTTTCCCATTTAAATGTTACCCCATTATTAACTAAATAATCAAACCAATTTTTACCAATTTCGTGTAAATAATCTGTACCAACGTGCCATACAGGAAATAAACGTAAACCAAAGTGTGGTTTAATAAAATCAGGTTCGGCTATAGGGTTAGAAACTTGTACTTCTTCAGGTTTAGGGTGAAAACGTTTAAAGTTAGTGATCACTTGATCCATTAACTCCATTGCTTTTTCATCACCTGTATATTTTGTTAGTTGACCACCAATTGCTGTATGATATGTTAATTTACCATCTGACCAACCACCAGCTCCTAAGAACCCTGTCATTACATCTTCATATGGTCTTTCATATGGATTCTTACCCATATCAATAATGGTAATTTTACCATCAAAGTTGTTATCAACTAATTTAGTAGCAGCATTTACATTTGCTACTCCTGCTCCAATCATTACTACGTTTTTTGGCATTTATTTTTGTTTTTAACACGTTAATATACGAATAAAAAGGGGCCCATCCAAAGATGGGCCACAGCTCCTATATAATTTTTTTAATCGCGACAGGCTATGAATCTGTCTGTATGTTATTTTATATATTATAAATATTAAATAATTATTTTACCACGGGGTTTTGGGTTTGAACCTAATCTAGACTTAGCCATTTTACCTCCGGGTTTATTTGTAAAAATAAGGGGCATTGTTATTCCATTTACAGTTTGTAAAGCATCTGTAAAATAGTAATCTCCAGATCTTTTTTTAATATGCATAAATATATTTTCATATTTTTTAGCAAATTCATCTAATGGTATTACCTCACCATTAGTAATAATATTATTACCTTCTGTTTTATATTCAACTTCCATAGGACCAATATAGTAACCATCAACAGGACCTCCCATAGCTTCATTACCTCTTAACATATCATCAATTAAATTTGTAGGTACTTCTCTATTTACATCTTTAAAAGTAGGAGTTAAATATAAATTAGTATCATAAGTAATATTAGGATTATCATTAAATATTTTTTTATAATAATTATAAGCATCTTCATAAAATTCTTTTACAAATTGGCCTAAATCACTACTTATTTGTGTAACACCACCTAAACCACCACCAGCAATACTAGGGGTTGCTATTCCTTTAGCAGATAATAAATAAGGTTTATTTCCTTTTCTAATTAATCTTAAATCAGCATAAGCCTCAGCTCTAGGTGGATCAGGTTGTTTTTCTGCCCTTTCAATATTTGGAATTTTATATCCATTAGCTCCAATTAAATTTTTAACCCCTTTAATACTATTAATAGCATCAATAAGACCTCTTTCTTGACGTTCTGATGTTTGAGCTTTATTACCCCCAGTTCCACCTAAGTCTTTGGTTTTAGTTATTTCTTTAAATGAAATTAAATTACCTTTACTATCTTTAAAAAACTTAAAGTTATTAATACTTTTACCTCCTACATTTCTAATATCATCTACTTTTTGATTAGCAAATAAATCAGCATAAGTAGGATCTACAAAAGTTAAAATTTCTTGATTACCATCTTCTAATGTAAATGGATCTTTACTAGAAACTTTATCTGCAATAATAGATAATCTATATAATTTTCGGGATTCACTTGAAATATCATTCCAAGCTAAAGATTTTTCTTTTAAAATTTTAAATTTAAGAGGTGACTTTTTTTTTTCTATACTCTCTTTAACAATCTTAATTTTTTTCTCCCCCATCATTTTCCTTGCCCTAGCTGCTGGTGTCATTTCATCTGGATCCATATATGTTCTTGAACCTTTAGGATCTACAAAAGGACGATCATAATCGTCTGTTTCTGTATCTTTTTCTTTTACTTCAGATAAATCTTCTTCATCACCACCTCCATCATCTGTAATATCTACATCAGTTTCAGTTTCAGTATTAGTAACAGTAATATTATCTTCTTGATCGTCAGGACCTTCAGCTCCTGGAGGTTTACCCATAGTAAGTAAATCTGCAATTGCTTTAGTTGCGTATTCTTCTGCTCCTAAATCTAATAAATAATATTTTTTACCTTGGATTTTAGCTATATAAGAATCTTTTGCATACATTAGGTAAAAGAACTGACCATTATGGAGTAGGACTTTAAATGTAGTTGGCTTAGGAGCCATAACATATATCCCCATAACATAATCTCCAAAATGTTTAGTCATTAAATCAGTTAAAGTATCGTTAAGTGATGGATACTTTTTAAGAATATAGGCCATTGGATCATCTTCAAACGTAATAACTTTTTCAGCTTGTGTTTGGATGAAATCCTCTACCTCTTGTTCTAATAGATTTAATATAAATTCTTTACTCGCCATATGCTGCTTTAATAGCTCCACAAACACGTTTTGCAGTTTCCTCAGATCCGTATCTTTCTTCTTGGTCTCTAAGACATTTTTCAAAAGGATAAGAACCTTCAGCCATTCTTTTACCAAGGGCTTCCATTACTCTTTGCTTTTGCTCACCTATGTTGTGTTTCTTTTTAAAATATCCTTTTTCTAAACCTTCATCTGTACTATCTAGATCGTTATAAAAATTCTCACGTTCATCGTCTGTCATTTCGTCATTCGATTTTGGAGTACCATCTGGGTTTGTTGGGCCTACAGCTTCTTCTACGTACTTGGAATGTGCTCCAAGATTATTTTCGTTGATAAAGCCTTTTAAGTCAAAGTTGTTCATTTTATTTTTATTTTTATTTTTAGTTTAATGGAGCTAATTCTCTTGGATCAAATGAAATTTTATCACCATAAAAATCATCACCTTTAAGTAAACCATTATATATATAC